CCGTGTAAGCTGTTGATTATTAGGCCGTTTTGGATACCAGAACCACCGAAGTCTGCGTTCATAAGACGAGAATCTTCGTCTTTTAGCATTTCGATGAATACAGGACCAAGTACGATCCAACGGTTACGTGAGTCAACATTTTGTTGATCCATTAGACGAGACATTCTCGCAATTACCTGTAAAGGAGAGGCTGTAGCTGTTGCTGCAGCAGTAGCACCACCAAAACGAGGGATAAGGGGGATCGAATGAGTCCCTGCCGACGAAGTTGTAATGTTACCAAAGTCACCTTTGTTTAGCTTCATGCTTGAAAGTAGTTCGTCTGTGCCAGCAGTAGAAACTGCAACAGTACCATTTGTAGTGGCATTAACGGTGTCGCTAGCCCCATGAATGGAAGTCTGTTTGTAACCAGACAGATACCCAAGACAATCTTGGTCCATTTGGTCTGCTAGTCTATATGCGGCACGGTCTGTAGCGAGCTTCATAAAATCAACGTGACTATGTGCTTCCTCTATATCGTCGATTTTAAATGCAAAGTAATTTGCTTTATCGACGGTAAGTTGAAACTCTTCGTCATCAAGATCCTGTGGCAGTATTGTTGTACCACGAGTGTACGCCTTTACTGAAACTTCTGGTTCTTTCATTATTTTTACTGTATCGCCTTGGTTTGCTATTTCACCAAAGTAATCGTTATTGGTAATAGCGTTAGCAACGGCAGACTTGCGAAATGCGAGTTGTACCTGTTTGCTGTAGATGATGGGTGAAAAATTACCGTTTGGTAAGTTCCCGTACCCACTTGCTGAAGAAAAAGCCATTGTATAAAATCCTCCATAAAGATATGGCTATGTAATATAAACACAACATATCCACTAAAGGGGCCTGTCGTTTTCTAGGGTGCAATTTAAATTTAAGGCTGGCCTGCCTTGTTATAAACTGGGCCTATACTTGATAGGGTAGTTCTTTGCGGCTTAGTGTTTGGTGAAACATATACAATAAATTTTTACACTTTATGTATATGCGTATAGTTATACTTACAATATTAGAAGTGTCAAGTCTTTTTTGTCATATCGTAAGTAAATTTGCCCTCTCGAATAGCCGCCATGATTTCATCGGCTCGTTTAGCATATTCTTTAGGGGACATTCGGTTAACAGCGGACTCACTTAAATACTTCTTAGATTCATCCGTTTCTGGTGTAGTTCGAGTTCTAGCATTTACAGAAGAGGCGGCTGCTTTGTCTGACTTAGCTGCTTTTGCTTCTAAACCTTTATCTTGTTTATATAGGTCTATAACACGAGCAACAGATTTAGCGTCGTCTTGATTCTCGTATAGAGCATCCTTAACCCATTTAGGTTGTTCATCTGCCCAGTTATGAAACTCATCACCACTTCTAATTGACTCGAAGTCAGGATGAATACTAATAAGTTCAGCTTCCGCTTTTTCTCGTATTGCGTCTGCCCTTACCAGTTCAAACTCCTTCATTCTGCTTTCTAGATCACTAGATCTTTCTGCTGCTTTCTTATCTGCAATCGATTCTACTATTGCGGCTACATCTGGATGTTGTCTTGCCCAAGCGTCAACTTCCTCTGTAGACTTAGGTAATACAAGTTCGTTTTTTGATGCAAGGGAGAGTTGGGACTCAAGTTTCTCTAAGCGGCCTTGCATTTCTTTTTCTTTTTCAGATGTGTGTTTCCGTAGATCACCGTAGCGTTTCTTAAAAGATCTCTCTTCGGCAGGTAAAACTTCATCTTCGTCTTTAGCCTGTACACCATTTAGAGGATGCTCTTCGGTTATATCTTCTTGGGTTTCTACGTTAGGACTACGCCCCGCGTCTTTCATCAGTTGGTCTAACTCTTCTTGATCTTGTACGACACGGGCTATGTTTCTGTTGTGCGAAGGGGAATCAACCACTACAGGTATTTCTTTTTGGACTGCTACTTCCGACATTAGTTACTCCTTTATGTTGGGGCCAGCAAATTTACTGGGTAGCCTTATTGTTTTTATCGAGCTGTTTTTGTAGCTATTTTTTTTTAGTTTTACGTTTTGAAGCAAGTCCCCCTTTATTCATAAATCTTCCCCCTGCTGATGTAGTTTTTGAAGTGTCGCCTACGTTATACCCGCCCGCTGCAGCTTCTTCTTCTTCTTCTTTTCTATTGTCTTCTGCTTTTTTTTGTTCTTCGGCTGCGGCTGCTGCTGCGTTTGCTTTTTTCTTAGCTTCATTGGCATCATAATTAGGGGCATTTTTATCATATACATATGTATCATTAGGGTCATACCCATAATCATCACTAATTTTATCTTCAGCAAGAGCATCATCAATGGTAGACTGAATATCTTCTTCTTTCATAAGCCCTTGTAAAGTATTAATACCTTTACTTTTTCGTTCTGTATCAAGTTGTGCTTTATATGACCACGGGCCAAACCAAGTAGCAACTTTACTTCCTTTTACAGTGTCAGCGAATTTTTTAGATGCTGACTTTTGTTGGTTTGGGGGTAGCGCAGTTACTGCTAAAGCATTAGCCCATGCCTCACGGATTCCTGATGGTACAGTAGGATCTTTTGAAATTCTTTCTGCAGCCAATATAAAGTTTTCTTTTTGTTTACTTAAGGCCATTCCAACAGTAGGAATAATACTTAAAAAACTACCAGTAGTTCCATATACTTGTCCTGTAAATTTAGCTATCTGATCTGGGCTAAGATTGTCAAACCCAATAAAGTTATTGACATCGTTTGTTGCCTCGTCATTAGCTTCACTTGAACCAACATTTACAGGGGATACAGGAGATACCGTTTCTGCGGCTCCTTCCTCAGAATATCCTTCTGGAATAGGCGGTACAGGAACTCCGTTTATAAAACGTATGTACATTTTTAAACCAGCAGCATTAACATAAGTTTTTACGACAGTGTTTCTTCCACCCATAAAGTATGGTGTTTCCATTTCAGTAACAGGGCCACCCTCATTAAAACCTTGAACAGGAGCCTCTTCACCATCTTCATATGTTTCTAACTCGTCTGCTGAAAAAGGTAAGTCGTCTTGACTTTCCATTGGTTCGCCACCTATGCGACCGCCTTCTTCTAATCCAGAAAGTTCCATCTTAGCTGTATTACGGAGATCTTCAAAAAACTTTATTCCATAATATTGTAATACATCTGCTGGCACAACATATTCACCTTCGCTTAGTTGTGCAGGTATATCATCTCTAACTTCTGATGGCATAGCACCTGGAGGCACTTCATTACCACTTACAGGATCTAGTCTAGGAGGTTTATCTCTAAATGCCATTTCGGTCTGTTCATTTAATGCCATTGATTTTATCCCTTAAATATTTTAGTTGTCTTAAAGCAAGTACTGTTCCTTGCGCTCTGTGTATTTCAATAGAAGTACTAGCCTGTTCTAAGTTACGGTGTGCAGAAGATATTCTAACCTCTAGTTCCTCAAGAAAGGCATCCCACTCATTTTTGTTATTCACAAAAGTTTTAAGCGACATTGCCAGTAAATCCTTCTTCACCTGGAGTTGGGGCCATACCTGTTCCTACTTGACCACCTCCGCCACCTGTTGCATCCATTGCATCAGCACCAGCTACTGCTTGAGGTGCGCCACCAGGAGGTGCGGGTGGACCCATCCCTTCAGCCCCAGGAGGAGGCGTAGCGGGTTGTTGAAAGCTCTTTAGTATCTCTGCTTGAATAGCAGCATCTTGTAATGAATTAGTAACTTTGTCTGGGTCAAGTTCCATACTCTTAGCTATTTCTCTAATGATGTAATCCATTTTAGCAAACGGAGCTAATGTAGGATTTTGTACTGTGCCTAAGAATTGCATTAAGCGTTGGCTACGTACTTCATTAGCCATTAGACTTTCTGTACCACTAGCTTTTACTTCTAAGTCTCCTCGAATGTCAGGATCAAAGTCAAACTGCATATTAAAGGCAAAGAACGCCCTACCCATCGGAGCTATAAGATAATCGTCTACATTCTTAACTACAGAACGTATACTACCATTTGCAGCAGACATTAACATAGAGATACCTGATGCGGTACGTCCTACGCCAGATACACCTGTCTGTCCGTGAGCAAAACTAGGGAAGCCTGTGCTTTCGTCAGCTAATACTCTAGCTTTGTCAAACAACTGCATGTTCTCCCCCGCTACGTTAGGGAACTTAGTGCCGAACAATGCTTGTCCTGGCGCACCACCTTGACGACGGAATACTTTACCTGGATATACAGACATGTCTTGACCTGGTACAAGGTTGGTTTCGTCAACCTCTATAATAAGATTACCAGATAGCGCAGCATTGTCAATCGCCATACGCATAAAGCCGTTCATCAACGTTTGAGTATCGTCCATATTTTCAGCTATACCAACGCCAAAGAAACTATATGGGTTATGCTCATAGGGTACAGCATAATACGGGATACGTGCAGGTTTGAATGGATTCAAAACCATGCGAAGCACTTGCCCGTTGCAGCACCAAATGTTGCAGTTCACTTCTGGTAAATCTCTTAATTCTTTGGGAATACTAACCCCGTTTTCTTCAAGAATTTCAATATCAACAAAGCCCCAAAACTCTAGGACCTCCCACCGTTCTGTAGCGGAATGTTTAGCATCGTCGTCTTCCATATTCATTTCCCAGTGCTTAAGCTGGTAGTCAGCACCTTCGTCTATAGCCATTTCTATAGAATCCGCCATAAAGTAAGGACGGTTTTTTAAAGACCTTAATTGATTACGAGACATTTTGTGTCGTTCAACTGTATATTCTGCGTTATCCATACTAGAAGATTCTGGGTCAGGATAAAAATTCCATACAGATACGTGGTTAGTAGAGGGAACTGTTTTAACTAAAGGCTCATAGTCACCTTCTTCATCCCAATTGGGGTATTCTTTGTCTAAAGCGAAAGGGCCTTTCATTACGCCTGTGCCTAACAATGCCATTTCAAATGCCATACTGCGTAAGTGCTTAGATGCACCTGACTCGACTAATTGGTCGTGTATTTTTTTTTCCATTTTCTTAGCTGCAATCATTGCAGGGTGAAAAGTAACCGTAGTTGAAGACTCTCCGTCTCCTTCAATTAACTTATCTGAAATAGGAGCTAATTTTTCTTTTAGTGGGCCTAATCTTTGTTCTAGATCTCTAAGCGTTTCGCCAGGACTTAACTTTGTATCGGGACCAATAATAAAAGGTTCTGCAGGAGAATCATCGAATGTACTTTTTAAAACATCAAAACCTTCTTCTGCGGCAGGATCTATATTAATATGTACTGACTCACTAACGCCATCAGGTAAAACAGTAGGGTCCACAGATAAAGGGAATTTGTTATTGCCAAATAAAACATCAATGATCTGACCATATGCAGCAAGTGTTTTAGTTTTGGTGACTTTAACAAATACACGAGACTTCTCTGTTTCAGTGAATTGTACATCAGGTCCATATAAACCTCTATAGTTTCTGTAGGCTCTTAGCCATCTTAGTTCATCTCCTTGCCTTGAATCTTCTGCTCTTTTAAACCTCTCAGATACAAAAGAAACAACTGCATTAGATGAGTCAAAGATTTTATCTTCCGCATCTTTTGCGGCTACTACATTGTCGGTTTCAAATGATAGGTCGTCTATTTCTGCCATATTTAATATCCAAAGCTAGGATCAGCCGCTTGAAAGCCTGATCGTTGTGTTGCTGGGTTGAAGTCCCAAATAGAACTTCGAGGTCTTGTCATAATTCCGTATCGTAAAGCATCGTATAAGTGATCTTCTGAGTTTGTATCTACATCTTCTGGGTTGCGTTTATCTAGTGGTATAGCGGGTAGTTGTGCTATTGTATTAGTACACGTAGACATAAATACTAGTCTTGGTTTTTCTGTAAACTCATCTACTTGTAATCGTCGGTGTAATTCGTTCTTTCCTGACACTCTAGAGCCTTTTGACCTATCTGAGGGTCTCCATCTACACCCCTTCATATTCATTTGTTCGGCTAGGCTAGGACCAGTATCTCCTCTATTATGCCATAACGAACTGTCGAGTACTCCGTAGCGTATTGTTCCATCATCTCGTTCTGCATCAAGTATCATATCAGCAAGATCTGTTGCTGTAACTTTTGAGCAGTACAATTCTCTGTATATTACTAGAGACTCGTCTGGGGCTACCGCTAACCAAACAACTCCTGTATGACTTCCGTATCCATAGTCACACGCTCTAAACTTAGTCCAGTTAGTTGGTATCTTATAGGGATCAACTACGTGTATCTTTCTATTAAATTCAGGAAACGCTGCACCTTCATTAACATCCCAGTTACCTTCAAGTAATTGCTTTCGCTGATGTTCAGGTAGAGATAGAAGCATTGCTTCATAGTCTCCGCTTTCAGCTAGGTAGGGATTGTCAAACAAACTAGCAGGAATAAACCTGCGTCTAAATAATGGTTGTCCTTCTTTCGTGTGGCCTTTAGGAAATCGTATCTCTTCGCCTGTCTCTATGTTTGTAGCCCAGAAAGGTTCTCTTAATGGTGACGGGTCTATAAACATTTTCTTAACCCATTGATGACCAAGACCTCCAGGGTTTGTCGTAGCTCTCATGTACAAACCTAGTTCTTGTGAGAAGGCACTACGCAAACGAGACCTCATATAGTCCCAAGCGTAAGGAGAACTCCACTGTGTTAATTCGTCAAAACCAATCCAGTTAAACGCCTGACCTTGATAACGTGTAACATCCATATCTTTGTCGAGGTACGACATCCAAAGTCTTCCACCTCTAGGTGATGTCCACTGACTTTTCCTCTCAGACCATTTGATACCTGGTATTGCACGAGGGTATAGTTCTTGGCTTTTTTGAATAAGTTCACGTAGTTCCTCTGTCGTGTGTCTGACTAGTAGCCCACTAAAGTTAGGACTATTTAGTCCGTGTAGCGGATCTGCTAACATTGCGTAAGATTTACCGCCACCTGCAGCACCACCATATAAAACTTCTCGTTCTGATGATGATAAGAATTCTGTCTGTGGCCCAGCATTAGGCTGGAAAACTATGTCTTGTGCAATTTCTGGGTCAAACGGTGCAGCCATCGGGACTGCAGGAACTGCTTTATTCTGCTGTGGGCTTTCCAACGGAGTAGGCTCCAACTCTACCGTTTTCGAGCTTTTCGATCTCTTGTAGCGTTTCTTGGAGACGTTGGGCAAGTCTCCGTTTAATAATAACTGCTTTCTTACGTTTTCGCTCAATGCTTAATCTTTTCTTTAAACCCAT